TCATCGGTTTTAGTTCCTCGATAATCTCGCGCTTCTGTTCGGGCACATAGATATCCTCGACACCATAGAACAATTTGCCGATCATCCATGCATTGAACTCTTTGCAGATTTTGGAAGCCTTCGGCCAATGCACATAGCGGCGCCCCACGGCCTCGGCGACGCACCGGGTGAACAGGGTCTTGCCGTTACCCTCGACGCCCTGCAGCAGCGGCGCCCATTGGAATTTATAGCCCTTGTGCTGCACGCACGCGGCCATGTAGGACAACAAAATCAGGCGGTCCCGGTCGTCGGGCAGCACCTTTTGCAAGTGGATCAGGAACGGCGTAGGGTCGCCCACTTTGCGCGGCACTTCGACCGGCCAATATGTGTTCGTGAATACCTGGCCGCCGCGCTCGACCAGGGAGCCGGGCGGCAATTCAGGTTTGAAGCATGACGAATCGGCACGTGGGCAGCGATAGGCGTTCGATTGCGTGAACGCTTCCCAAGCATCGCGCGTAGTCTTTTCGTTCGCCGTGTCCATTTGAAACACATAGCCGCCATAATTTACTTTGAACTGGTCGGGCTTGAGCAGCAGGCCGCCGGGAACTAAAACCCTGTGGATATCGCGCACGTAGACGCAACCGACGAATAATTTAAATTGGTCCTCGATGTTCAGGTAGATAGAGCCGGTAACGAGCGTCGGCTGTACGGGCTGATGCCCGCCAGCGCTCGGCAATGGCCCCGCCACGCTGCCCGCGAGGGGTTCGGGCGCCTTATCCGTCAGCACGTCCATATTGCGCGCACAGACAGCCATGATTGTGCGGGGCAGATAATCGGGGCGCTCGAACTTGTCGCGGTTCAAGGCGCTGCGCGGCATCAGGCGGGCGATACGTTCATGATCGCGGCCGGTCCAGAACGACAAGTGCTGCGCAAGCGCTGAATCCGCGCGGTTCGAATCGTAGGCCCGCACGTCATCGGGGTAGGCTTTGGCCAGCACGGGGATATTGCAAGTCCACAGGTCCGCAAAGCTGGCCTTGGCGCCGAACGCGGCGCCAGTCGAGCGCGATTGCAGTGCGCGGCGTATCAGCTCTTCGTCATCGGTCGGCCCGCGCCACTCTTCCGCTGGACCTTCGGTACAGGCAAGCGCCCATTGCTGCATCAGATCGAGCGAGGGATCAAAGCCCGGCCCGGACGTTGCGGGGAAATAGTTTGCCACGAGCCAGGGGAGCGCGGCCGTAAAGTCCACAGCAGCCGAGCCACTGGCGTGGGTGCCAGTCAGCGCCGCAAACCTACCTGAGTGGTAGAACTCCAAGCCCAGCGCTTCATTTTTGCAGCCGTGTGCGGGAGGGCGGCCGACGCCGAACAAGTGCAAGCCGGTGCCCGACTGGCTGACCTCAAGCGCGGCGCCGCCGAATATCTCACAAAGCGACTTTGCGAGAGGGGACCAGTCGCCGTTGACCTGGCAATTATCCATGTCCAAAAACCAGAACGGATCGTTCTCGGTCAGCACGAAGCCGACGCCGTAATTCTGGCCCGTGTGGACGCTAAAGTGCGCAGCCGCAGCAATAGCGGTAGGTGCGTCCGTCCAATACTGAGGATCGTGGGCGTTGACGACGCGGCCCGTACGAGCGCAACAGGGAAATTTGTCCGTCTTGCCTGGCCGCGTGCGGCTCGGTTGAACGAGATAAATTACAAACTGATGGTATGGCGCAAAGGGAAGTAAGGCTAACGGCAGCTCACTCATGGCGGTCAGCCTTGCAGCGTGGCGAGGGCTTTCTGTTGCAATTCCTTGCTGGCTTTCAGGGCCGACTTGTCGCCGGCCGCGATACCTTGCGCGATCACGGCCAGGTGTTCGCCGGTCACGGCTGCGCGCATGATGGCGCGTTTGAAGTTAACCATGGTGCCGAAATACTTGGAAGGCAAACCCTCCGAACATTTGGCCTCGCGTGCCACGGCGTCGCGCGTCAGCTTCGCCCAGCCGCCCGAGCGAGCGGCCACACGGATGGCGGCTTGCAAAATTTCCTGTTTGCGGTTGTCAGGCTGCAGTCGTTTAATCATGATATTTTCCAGTGAGAAATCTAGTGGGTATTATGTGCGTCGGTGACGATAGCGTCAACGGTCAATTTATAGCGTGCCCACGCCCGTGCAAAATGCCACGTCCGCGCCATCGGATGCGCCGAGCTGCAACCAAGCCAATTGAGCCGCTTCGTGTTCGTCGCCGACGTACGTCCACCCCGGCTCTTTCACTTCGCGCAGCACCGTTTGTGCAATGACTGTGCCGACATGCTCGGGCAGGATCAGCCGGCGCCGCCAGCCTACTAGGTCGCTCGATTTGATCACGTCGTTGACCTCTTTGGAATCGTTCGCCAGGCCGAAGCGCACCGGCACGCCGCGACTATCGAGCAGGGCGCCGACGTTGTTACGGAAGAGGCGCACGCCCTTTTGTGCAGCTTCCAGGCGCACGGCCGCTTGTGCTGCCGCTTCGCTCGTGCCCTTGTGCTTATCCGGCATGACGTGGCCGCCGAGCATGCCGAACATATCTTGCAGCTCGTGTAGCGCCTGCAAGCTGACGTGGTGCCGAGTGGCCCACTTGATGATTTCAGGACTCATAATTTCCACACTGTGACGTTAGCGAATTCCAATTGCCGAACCATATGTGCCGTGCCGATGTCGCCAGGGAAAGCGACAGCGTATGTCGGCCCACATAATTCGAGCATCCATTTATTGCGCAAGCTGCCCGCACGCTTATCGTAAAAATCCCAATTTGCGTCGACTTGAATTACGGGCAGCCCTTTTTGTTTTGCCCAAAATGCGGCAAGTCTGTCTGCGCCCTTTGCATTACCGTGAATCACAGCGAACGCCCCAAAATGCGAATACAAATGTGCGAGCGCATATTCAACTAACGCATAGTCCGCAAAGTCACGCCCGCCGCAACAAAGCACCTTATGCATTATGGGCTCGCTGCTCGCGCTTATAGCGCTTGATTGCAATGGGGTCGCGTCGTGGTGTAGGTGCAGCATACCGGAACAGCGGCCACGCCTCGGCCTGCATCAGCGCGAAGCGTTTACGCGCCGTGCGATTGCGGCCGATCAGGCAACACAGTTGACTACCCGGCATGCGCCATAGCGGCTTTGTCTGAACTGGCATATCCATGCAACCCCCTATTGATGATGGGCAAAGTATGCGGCAGCGTTGACGGTCCCGTCAATGCCATATTTTTGTAACTCGGCGTTGACTCGTTGCGTCAATTCTGCTGCCTCGCGCGTGCCGAGGGTTCGGGCGCTAGCAGCATCGAGCCCGAATTTAAAATAGAACCGGCGATAGCTTTCGCTCTCCCCGCGCCCCTGTGCGCTTTCCAGGCCCGCCCACCAGGCAATTGCATTGCTTAATGCCCGCTGCTCTTCGCGCCTGGCGTGGTGATGCTTGCGGGCGCCCATCGCGGCCATTTGGTCGAGCCCCTTGGGCGCGTAGAACTCCCCGTCGACGCGGCTGATTTCGCCACGCATCTGGCGCAATACATCAGGGTCCAATTCGGTCAGGTCGCCGTCGACGAACTCCGGGCCGTTGCGCGCTTTCGGCGGCGGCCGTGGCGTGTGGCAGTACGGGCATTTTGGCAATACGCGCTCATAAGGAAACATGCATACAGGATTGAGGCACGGGGCCAGCGGTATCGCGTCCGATTTCTTGCCGGCGGCGCCGCGCTCGCGCCGGTCGAGCGTCCAGACGCGCCCAGCATCCGCCAGGCCATGACGGACCACATTGTTGACATGGTCGATGACGATGCCATAGGGCTTGCCGCTTCGGGCGATCACCCCGCGCCGCTGGTCGTCCGTCAGTCTGTCGTAATCCCGTAACTCTTCGGCCGTCAGCATCAGGCGCAGCGTGCGGCCCTTCTGTTGCACGTAGAGCGGGAATGATGCGGTCGGCCTGGCGAAGCTCACGACCTCGATTGCGGGAAGGTCGAAGCCTTCGCCGAACAGGTCCACATTGACGAGCTGCAGGATTTCGCGGCGCTTGTAGCGGCGCAGGATGTCGGCCCGCAGCCCGTCCGGCGTCTTGGCGCTGACCACTTCGGAGGGTACACCATGCGCGCGGAAGGCGGCCGAGATATCCCCGGCGGTTTCCACATCGACAGCGAACGTTACGCCCAGCTTGCCTGGCGCAATTTTCAGATAATGGTCGACGACATCGCCCGTGATGTGGGATTTACGCACGGCCGTTCGCAGTTGCGAATTGACGTACTCGCCCGAATCGCCGATAGCAACCTCGCCCAAATCCAGATCGGAGGGCGGCGCAAAAATGCGGTAGTCCGTCAGGTAGCCCATATTGATGATGTCGCGCATCGACGGCGCAAGCACCATCTGGTCGACGATGCCGTCATGATGACGCCCGAGCCCCTTCCCGTCCGCTCGCGCTGGCGTGGCAGTCGGGAACAGGCCGCGCGCATTGGGGAACATCGCGGCAACCTTGCCCCATTTATTTTCTTTCAAGACGTGGTGCGCTTCGTCCTGCACTTGCAAGCGTACCTGTTTCATCCAACTATCGTTAGGGTCCATGCGAATAATCGTGTCCACGCCGCCGACGCCGGTTTTCGCGTTCGGGTCCAGGAACGAATAGCCCAGCTCGGCAACCTGCAGCGCCGAGATTACGCGCACGAGATTGGAACCTTTTTTAGCGCCCGCGATCCTATGCCGTACACCGTTGCGCGCGAGGGCGATAGAAATCTGACTCACCAATTCTTGCCTGTGCGCTATGGCCGCCGACGCGCCGGGCTCATCATAAAGTAACTTTGACAGGACGACGGTTTTACCCGAACCCGTGGCCGCCACGGGCATGACGTTGACGACTCCGGGCGTGTTCCACGCTGCATAAATGTCGCGCTCTAGTGCTTGCTGAAAGGGGCGTAATGGCGTAGTCATAGGAAATTTAAATTGGCTCTTGTTAACGAGATCGTCAATACTGCAATTGTGCGCCGCTTGTTAACGGAGTCGTCAATAATCGACCCACTCAACTTTTTAGGAGTTTGCAAAATGCGTAAGACAATTCCAGTAAGCCCCGCCGTTGCCAAAGCCCTTTTAGATAGCAAGAAAAGTGCCGACGCAATTTTGCGCGAAGTGTTAGGCGTGACGCCCGAAGGCATGGAAGCTGCGCCAGGTGTCATTTTTCCCGAAGGTACGGCGCTTATGGCGTGGTATAAGGATCGGCCGTATTGGGGCCATGTACGCGACGGCGCAATCGAAATGCTCGGCGAACGCTTCCCGAGCGTGTCGGCCGCCGCCGTCAAGATTACCGGCCGCCCCATGAATGGCTGGGATTTTTGGGCGGCCAAGTTTCCCGGTGCGCGCGATTTCTCCAAGATCAGCACCTTACGCGGTAACGGTAAGCGGAAGCATTAAGCGACGATTCGCCAGCTCGCAGGAAACCGGGTCATCATCGAACCCGATGTACTGGAAGCCTTCGAGCTGGGCGGCCACGCCGAACGACCCCGAGCCGGCGAACATATCAAGGATCACGCCGCCGGCAGGGCACACCAGCTTGGCCAGGTAGCGCCCGAGCGCCACAGGCTTGACTGTCGGATGATCGTTGCCCGCGCCTTTCTCGCTCTTGCTCGGCTTGGCGCAGTAGAAGAACCTGGCCCATTCTTCGCCCAATCCGTCGTGTATCAGATTCGCCGGCCAGCGCCCTTCCTCCCCCAGCACGCGCGCAACAGGATTTGCCCCTGCAGTGTTCATGCCCCAGCCGTCGCGGCCGTGGTGCTGACTGACGCTCATGGTGCGCAGTTGCGACGCATCTGCGACCGGGTCGATGGGCACGCGGCATGCCTCGATATTGATGCCGCCGACGCCATGCAGCGCCATATTCGCCGCGATAGTCTTTTCCGAAAGCGGCTTTCGTGCAACACATATCGGCTCATGCGCAGGCTTCATTCCAGTACCCCACCCGTCGCCCACTTTCTGCGATTTCGGGAATCCGCTACCATATAGCCAAGCTATCGAATCGCGCACTTCGGCGCCAGCATCCTCGATAGCGCACGCCAGCCGGTGATAGGTGCGGGCGGCGCCGAACGCGAGAATGTGGCCGCCAGGTTTCAGCACGCGCAGCGCTTCGCGCCACATGTTGACGTCATAAGCAATTCCGGTCGAATCCCACGCCTTGCCCATGAATCCGATTTCGTACGGCGGATCGGTGAGAATCGCGTCGACGCTGTTATCAGGGAGCATCGATAAACCCATGCGGCAATCTAAATTTAAAACGTTCATTTGCGCGATATCCTGTTGACGGTGACGTTATTATGGTTAATACTGCGCTTGCTGTCAATCAACCTTTAAAGGAGTTTTCCCAAAATGAGTATGCAAATCCATGTTGACCCTTCGGGTCTGACGCAAGAGCAGCGCGAAGCGGTAGCCGGTTTTATTCTGGCATATCCGGTAGCGAAAGAATTCGCCCGCGTGCCGCAGTTTGCCGCCCCCGTCGACCCTGTTGCGGACCTGGCGCGTGATGGCGATCTGACCGACGCCGCAATTGCTTTCAGCCCGCCCGGTGACCCTGCAGCCTTCGCGGCGTTCGGGAAACCTGCCCCTTTGCCGCCGGGGGCAATTGCCCCCTCTACTGCGGATGCACCTCTTGCGTCGACTGCCCCCGTGGCGATGCCTTTTTCGACCAATCACGCGCCCGTCCCCGGACTGCCTGCAGCGCCGCCCGCGAACGTGGCGCCTCCTGTTGCACCCCCTACGGCAAACCTTGCAGTAGTCGATAAACGCGGCTTCCCGTGGGACAGCCGTATTCATGCCGGCAGCCGCGCGACCGTCGCCGATGGAACCTGGCGCAAAAAGCCGAAAACCGATCAGGCTTTAGTCGATCAGGTCGAAGCGGAATTGCGTCAACTGATGGGCGCCCCCGCCGCACCGCCAGCGCCGCCGAATGCTTTTGCATCTTCCCCGATGCCTGCCGGGGCTGTTGCGGGATTGCCGAGCGCCGCCCCGGTTCCCCTGCCGCCGGCTGCGGCCCCTTCCTCTACCGCTGACCCGAAATTGGCGTATGTCGCGCTGATCGGCCGTGTTGCGGCGGCCGTCCCTGCCGGCAAAATCACGCAAGAGGAAGTTACGCAATGCTGCCAGCAATACGGCGTCCCGGCGCTGCCGCTGGCAGGTAATCGCCTCGACCTGATTCCGCACATCGCGGCCAGCGTCGACGCTATCATTGCGGCCCGTAGCTAATCATGGCCGGCGCACATTCAATCTTGCCGCCCTCCGGGGCGGGTGCGTGGCGGCGCTGCGCCATGTGGGTGACCATGAACCGGCTTTACCCGCAGCCCGACACGCCCGAAAGTCTGGAAGGTACGGCGGCGCATTGGGTGTTCGCCGAAATGCTGGCGGGCCGCGATGTCTGCGAAGGCCAGGTGACGCCGAATAACAACGTCGTTACCGAGGAAATGATAGAAGGGGGCGAGCTGGTCGTCGACACTGTGGCACAGCGCATCCCGGCCGGCACGCCGCTTTATGTCGAACAGCCCGTAGCGATCCCAGGTATCAACGAGCATTGCTGGGGCACGCCCGATATTTGGGCGCACTACGGCCACACGCTCGAAGTGCTAGATTATAAATTCGGGCATCGCTTCGTCGACGAATTCGAGAACGATCAGGGTGTGGCATATATTGACGGGATCATTGATTTTCTCGCGCAGCTCTTGAACACGCCAGCGGGCACGCTTGACCAACATTTGATTGTCAATTTTACGGTCATTCAGCCTCGATGCTTTTACAAAGGCGCTCCGGTGCGCACATGGACATTGCGAGCGTCGGACCTTCGCGCGCAGCGCAATATCTTGCGTGCTGCCGCCCTCGCAGCACTGGGGCCGAACCCGACTGCCATGACCAACAGCGAGTGCAGGCATTGCCCTGGCCGCCACGCCTGCGCAGCGCTACAGCAAGCCGCGTATTCCGATGCGGAATTCGCCGTAACGTCGTCCCCGGTCGAACTGGCGCCCGAAGCCGCAAGCTTGGAACTGCGGTTCATGGAAAGAGCGTTAGAGCGCTTGCAGTCGCGCGTCGACGGCATGCAAGAGACAGTCAAAGCCCACGTCAAGCGCGGCTATCGTCTGCCGTATCATCATGTCGAAAGCACTTACGGCCGCACGGTCTGGATAGTCCCGCATGCGCAAATTATCGCGCTCGGTTCTGTCATGGGCGTTGACCTATCGAAGCCGGGAACCAAGACGCCAGGGCAAGCGATAAAACTCGGCGTTGACGAAAGCGTCATTAAAGCCTACAGTATCACTCCACCGGGATCAATAAAATTGGTTTCCGATAATCCCGCCGATGTGCGCCGCATTTTTGGCAAATAATTTAAAGGAATCATCATGGCAAAAATCGCTATTACTACCCCGGTCGGTCGGATCGTTCAGGGCTCGCTGTACGACCCGTCGACGACCGATCAGCAGGGCAATCCGCTGGTTGTCAAGAACGGCATCAACAAAGGGCAGCAGCGCGTCGACTACTGGTTCAAGCTGGCCATCCCGAAACAGGGCGAACCTCATTGGGCGCATACCGAATGGGGCGGCAAGCTGTGGGCGCTGGGCAATCAAGCGTTCCCTCAATTCGCAGCGAGCGACCGTTTCTCGTGGAAGATCGAAGATGGCGACGACGCCCGCCCGAACCCTGAGCGCAAGGGCCGCAAGAACTGCGACACCGAAGGTTTCCGGGGTAACTGGATTCTGAAATTTTCGGGCGGGTTTGCGCCGAAGATTTACCAGGCCGAGGGCGGCGGCTTCGTGCAGATTATGCAAAAAGATTTCGTCAAGCCCGGCTATTTTGTCGAAGTCAGCATGACCGCCGACAGCAACATGAACGACCAGAAGCCCGGCATTTACCTCAACCATTCGCAAATTTGCTTCCGTGCGTACGGTACTGAAATCACGTTTGGCCCCGATGTGGCGAGCGCTGGCTTTGGCGTGGCAGCATTGCCACAGGGTGCGACTATGACCCCGCCGGCCGGTTCCCTGCCGATGCCCGCCGCTGTGCCCCCTGGCTACCCAATGGCCCCGCCGGGCATGCCTGCTGCCGCACCAGTTCCGCCAGGCTATCCGGCCGCACCAGTTCCGCCAGGCTATCCGGCCGCACCTCCCGGTTATCCGATGGCTCAAGCCCCGGCAGCGGCGCCAATGCCACCGGGCTACCCTGCCCCTTTGGCCCCCGCTGGTTCTGTGCCGATGCCCGGATACCCTGCGCCGACTGCCAATGCACCAATCCCCGTTATGCCTAATACGGGTTTCGTGCAGATGCCGCCGCCAGTTGCACAGCCACCGGGTTACCCTGCCGCGCCCCCTGGCTATCCAATGGCCCCGCCTGCAGCACCAGTCGGCCGCCAGATGACGGCATTGGCACAGGGCGCACCGTATGAAACCCTGATTGCCGGCGGGTGGACTGACGTGACGCTGATTCAAAACGGGCTGATGCTGGCCTAATCGCAACCGCTCGGCCCTTCGGGGTCGGGCATTTCTCGGAGATACGAAAATGGATGAAAATAAAATCGATATTGCCACGGCTGGCGCAGCGCTGGTTCACACCTGCTACCAAGCGGCGTTCGCTTCTGGCTGGTGGATTGACGCCGAAACGGGCGAGGATGTGCGCGATTGGCCAAAGAAATTTTTCATGCTGTGGGTCGGCACGAAACTCGCGCTCGTGCATAGCGAAGTGAGCGAGGGTTTGGAAGGCTACCGCAAAAACCTGATGGATGATAAATTGCCCCATCGCCCCATGTTCGAAGTCGAATTGGCCGATGCCGTCATTCGCATTTGCGACCTGGCAGGCGGCCTGAATATGGACCTCGGCGGCGCCATCGTCGAGAAACTAGCCTTCAATGCCCAGCGGCCGGACCACAAAGCGGAAAACCGCGCAACCGAGAACGGGAAGAAATTCTAAATGCACGTACGCGCCATTAAACCATTGCGGGACTTGCCGAACGAAACCGGCTTTCAGTTTGTCGGGATTCGGCACGACGACACGCACGCTCAATGTCACGTGCAGATGCGCGCGGACGGCTGTTGTTGCATCCGGGGCGAGGCCACCTATGTCGAGCTTAAAGGATGGGTGCCCGCATGATCCCGCTGCCGCCGGTCGACGCAAAACGGCCAATCGCATTCTACGATACAGAGTGTTTCAAAAACTACTGGCTACTCAAGTTTCGCCCGCGCGGCGGTCACGCCTACGCGTTCCGCCTGTATGCGGGGCAGGCGTTCGGCCCGGAAGATATCGCGCGCATGCGGCTGCTCTTTGCGGCCTATTGCGTCGTGTCGTTCAACGGCCGGCGCTACGATGTACCCATGATCACTTCGGCGTTTATGGGCTACACGGCCGAACAACTGAAATGGCAGAATGACCGCATCATCGTCGAGAAAATCAAGCCGTGGGAACTAGGGTTGCCCGATTGGGAACCCGAGGACCACATCGACATCATGGAAGTAATCCCCGGCGCTGGCTCACAAAAGCTTTTCGCCGGCCGGGCGCATTACCGGACCATGCAAGATTTGCCGTATGAGCCCGATCACTACTTGGCGCCGGCCGAAATCCCCATCGTCGACGCGTATTGCGAAAACGATTTGGGCCAGCTCGAATTCCTGTTCGATGGCGTGGCCGCCCAGGTTCGCCAGCGCGAACACCTCGGCATCAAGTACGGTATGGACTTGCGCAGCAAATCCGATGCCCAGGTAGCAGAGGCCGTGCTAAAGCGGCGATGCGAGCAGGCCACGGGGCGGAAGATTTTTAAACCGAATATCGATTGGGGTCTGACGTTCCGTTTCCGCGTGCCTGACTTCATCGCCTACCAGGCGCCGCAGCTACAGCACGCGCTCGAAATGGTGCGCCAGTCGGTGTTCACGATCAACCCGCCGCGCAGCATGTACGGCGGCAGCGGCGACGATGAGGGCACGAAAGGGAAGTGCGTACCGCTGCCGGCGCAGCTCGAAGGGCTGACGGTGACCATCGGCGCCACGACCTATAAGCTCGGCATCGGCGGCTTGCACTCGCAAGAAAAAGCCCTGGCGCTGCGCAGCGACGCGAACTATCAAATCCGAATGCCCGACGTGGCCAGCTACTACCCTACGCTGATGATTAATTCCGGCGCGTGGCCAGCGGCGCTCGGCCCAGCATTTATCCGCGAGTTTTCGGACATCAAAGAAACGCGCCTTGAGGCCAAAGAGCTGCAGGGGAAACTTAAAAAAGCGGGCGACACGAAAAGCCGCGAGTATGAGGACGCACAGGCCGAGAACGAAGGCGGCAAGATCATGATTAACGGGACGTTCGGCAAGACCGGCAGCCCGTACAGCGTCGAGTTTGCGCCGGAAATGTTGATTCAAACGACGATCAGCGGCCAGCTCGCAATTCTGATGCTCATCGAGTGGTTAGAGGCGTATGACATTCCGGTCGTGTCGGCCAATACTGACGGCATCGTGATCAACTGCCCGCGCCACCTTATCCCCGCGAGCGATTGGCTAATCGCCGAGTGGGAAAAGCGCACAGGCTTGACGATGGAAACCGAAGATTATGTGGCGCTCTATGCGCGCGACGTGAATGCCTATTTCGCCATCAAGACGGTCGACGACATCAAGCGCAAAGGCGAGTATGCCAAAGCTAGTTTGATCATGAAGAAATCGCCGGACAGCGAAATCTGTAGCGATGCCGTGGCCGCCTTCCTCGCTGATGGTACGCCGCTGCTCTACACGATTTCCGCGTGCCGCGACATCACGAAATTTGTCACCATCCAAAAGGTTGCCGGCGGCGCCGTCAAGATGTGGGGCGAAGGGCCGCGCAAGGGCGCCAGGGTAATGGACATGGTTGCCACACTCGAAGCGTGCGGGTGGACGAAAATTGGTCGGCAGTGGGAACGCAATGACCCGACGCGCGGCAAGGTGCTGGCGGGTGCGCACGATGCCTATGTGGCGTGCTTTTCGCCGCAAACGCCAGAATATCTCGGCAAGGTGATCCGCTGGTATTACGGCCGCAATTCGCCAGGCCCGATCCTCTACGCGACGAACGGCAATCTCGTCGGCGGCAGCTACGGCGCCCGGCCGTGCATGACCTTGCCCGATCAGTTCCCGGACGATATCGATTACGATTGGTACATGGCCAAGTCCGAGGCAATTTTGCGCGACGTAGGATACAAGCCGTTGACGTAGATAAATAATTGAGCTAATATCAAGGCACTTTACTAACCGGAGATTTTCAATGTCTTGTATCCAAGCGGGTTGCGATTACCCTACCGGCCAATGTAGCGGCGCGTGTATGCCTATCGGGCAACCTGCGCCGCTGCCGCAGCCTACGCGCCCAGCGCCGCCAATGCCGGCCACGGCCCCTTCGGCGCTCGATGTTCAAGAGGGCGGGGACCACTACAAAAAGCTGGGAGACTATCAGCCGTGGGAAGTGCTGAAACGCTGGCTCACGCCCGAAGAGTTCCGGGGCTACATGAAGGGTACAGCAATCGCCTACCTGGCACGGGAGCGCGACAAGGGCGGCATGCTCGACATTCGCAAGGCCGCCCACACGCTACAGGGCTTGGCGGAAATGGCGGGTGACGACAATGGCAGCTAAAGAATCGGCGGAAATGGTCAAGGCCCGCAAGCTCGTCATGGTCGACGGCGTGACCCCATACGCGGCCGCCCAGCAAGTCGGTCTGACGCGCTCGGCCATCTACATGTCGACGTGGTACAAAACTTACCGCGACAGCAAAAAGAAAGGTCGTACCAAATGAGCATCGTCGCCGCGCTGAGCATTGGCATTGTGATCGGCTTTTGGCTGGCCTGTATTTTCCGCTCGGGTGAATAATGAACCGCCGCGCTTGCCACGCCAGGCAATACGGCGATCAGACGCAATGCGGACCTTGCGGGCTGGCTTGGGACACGAACGACCCTGAGCCGCCGCAATGTGGCCGCTACGACGCGCGACTGAGGGTATGCAAGGAAAGTGCCGCACAGGCTGCCGAAAAGGGCGCCACGGGCCGGGATTCGCGCCCCGTCACCCTTCCTATGCAGTTGGCGGCCGACATGGCGAAGGTGTACGACAATTCCGGGGGAGGTCTGCGCGGTATGCAGGCTGCCTATCGGGTATTTTTGGATCGAACGGGGGAATGATGGAAAACTTGAAAGATGCACTTTGCATACTGGCCGTGCTAGTGTTGCTGGGCGTCGTCGGGAAAATGGACGTCGACGACGCCGTTGCCATGGAACGGGCTACTTTGACTGAGCCCACGTCCGCGCAGTATTGAGCCCTACTGTTGCCGCGTCGCCTTCACCAAGGATGCCCGAAATTCCTTTGTCAAACTGTTGAAGCGCTCGTTCAAGCTCGGTTCGGTCGAAACAGGCGAGGTTAGGACTTCGGGAACCGGCGGGGGCGGCGGGCACGTAATTGGTATGGGCACGTTCGTTGCGCAACCGCTGATTGTCAGCAGTAAGGCGAGCGATATCAGTTTGATGTTCACGGTCGATCCCTTCCTTTAATTTTTTGTCGCGCTCGGCTTGCGCTTTAGCCACGGTCTGCGCAGCCTCCCCTTGCGCCTTGACTGTGGCCACGAAGCCTTTGTACTCGGCTTTGGTCGCGTCCAGGCGCATGCCTTGAAATTTCCATGCGGCGCCGCCGGCCAATATCGACCCGCACACAAACGCCGCCAATACTAGCCACAATAGCACAGCGGGGTTTGCGACAATGCGACTGATTATTTTGTTCATTTTATTGTCCCGTCGTTGTGATAGTTTCGCTACTTTTCGACGCCGTGATTGTGCCGGGCATGTCGGTCTTTTTGAAAATGACTTTCGCAACCAGCGGGCCTACCCATGCGGCAATATACAGGCCCAAATACCCTTCGGTCATTTTCCCTTTTAGGTGCAAGTCCACCATCAGCCATGTTGTCATGGCAAACGCGCACATGAAAGTAAATTTCTCGTTGCTGACCTTGCCGTTTTCCGTCACTAAATCGAAGGCATTGAAATCGAACCCCGGCCGGCGGTGCGCCTGCCAGAATGAAACGACAACGACGACAGCGCACGACGCGAGAATGGTCAGCATCCAATCAATTTTCACACGAACCCCCGGACTACTTCGCCCGCAGTCTGCCAGTGCGCCGCCCACGTATCGGGCTTGGGCTTGCCCGGCCGCCACGCGGCGACATATTGCGCCCATCCGTCGACTGACGCTTTGGGGAGCTGGCCAGGGAGCGTATAGAGCAGCAGGCGGGCCGCACATGCCCCGAGAACGTCATCGCTCTTCATGGCTTCCCAAAGCGTTGCGGGGGTCGCCAGAACGCCACGTTCCATACAGGCGAGCCGCATGCGCTGCGCAGTGGCAGGATGCGACAGAACGCCCTTGCAGCCGCCGCCCTGCTCGAACTGCCAGAACGAAACCGCCGGGCCAGCCTCCCGGCCGTCTGCAATGACCTGGCGACGATGCTCGATGCCCGACTCTTGCAGCGCGATAGCCAGCATTTCATGACGAGCGGCCAGGCTATCAAGCTTTAGGAAAGTGAGCGCCGGGATGATCGCTGCATCAAGTAATTCTTGCGGCGTCATGATGGATCACCTGCGCGCCGATGTTGGGTCAGGCCGTCCACGCGCTTACCGATATCTTTGATGTCTTCCCGTAGGTCGCCCACGGCGGCAACAAGAACGTCCTTGATGTCCTTGACCACTGCCGACAATTCTGGGTTCGATACGTAGTCCCGCGCCACGGTCAATTCAAGTTTGGTGATGCGGTCGGCGTTCTCTTTGCCTTGGTCCCACATGGTGCGCGCCCACCAACCCAACGCGCCCGTTGCGATACCGCCGCAGGCCATGACTACACCAATTACAGCGTTAATTACTGTTTGATCCATTGTCGGCCCCTTAACGCGTTGCGTAAGTCATTTCAAGGTTCACATAGCCGCCGGCAGCAGGCGCCCCGTAGATACGAATCGCGCCCGTCGTGCCAACAGTGAGCAGGCATGTCGTAACGCCGACGCTGGTGCCTTCAATGAACCGGCGGGAACGGTCAGGCCAGGCGCGTTCGGGCAGAGTGTAGATAATCGTGCCGTCAGCGATGCCCGAAAGAATATCGATCACCCCCGACACGCTGGTAATACCAACGTTTTGGTTGAGGCTTAACCGCCCCGGTTCGGTCGTGAACAGCGATCCTGCGGCCAAACCGGAAGTAGGGAGCAACGTCCCAAATTCGGCCACGGCTGTATTCTTGGCGATTTCGCCCAGGATCGCATTGCCGAACAGTTGCGCGAGCATCTTGCGGCCGAAGAACGACGGATGCACGTTGTCATACACCAGGGGGTCTTGACTGAAACTTGCGTCAAGATAGGTCGCAAGAATCGGACCCAAGCCGCCGAGAGTGTCGATACACTTGACGCCACGGGATGCACACAGGCGCATCAGGCCGGTGCGGTAAGGTGCGCCCAATTCGTAGTTCAGCGTGTTGTTGCCACGCCCGCTTGCCTGCACCATGCCGTAAAACATTGGTGGGATACCGAAGATGATCGGCTTGCCCGCAGCAACGCAAGTGTCGATCATTTCGCCGATGGACGACAAGAACGAGGCAACCGAAATGCCGCCCTGAATATCGTTGGTGCCGAGCAGCGCAAGAACGATATTGGCGTCGGCGATGGCCAACGAGGTGCAAAGCACTTTTTGCGCGCCCGTGGTCGCACCAGGCACAGCGTAATTTTGAACGGTCTTGATTCGCAGGCCGGCAGCGCCGTCAAAATTCGCTTTGAGCTGTTCAGGCCAGCAGCCGTAGACGTGCTGTGCGCCGTCGCCAGCAGTGATCGAGTCGCCGAACACGGCCAGGTTGATGCCCGTCATTCCGTTCAGGGGGCGCAAGTTCGAATGCTTCATGACGTCGACCAGCGTCAGCGTCGACGACGAAACCGGATAATTGCCGAAGCCTGCCGAGATAATATCGCTCGCGGTTTCCACGGTATAGACTGCAACGCCGTTCAGGCAAAACGCCGCGTGGCGGGCGTCCAGTTTCTTGATAGTCATCACCGACGCGAGCGGGAAGTAACTGGCGTGCTGGTAAGTTTCTGGCGTGAGTGCAACCGGGGTCGGGCGAGCAACACCGGACAATTTATAGAACGTCGTCAGGATGCCGTTGACGTTGCTGCCATACATGCCGTAGTACCCGCCCTCGCAATGAATGATTGCGAAACCGATGGAACTCGCGGTATAGCCGGCGAAACTGGCGCTTACGGCTTCGCCCGGTTCCAAGTCGATCATGCCCAGGTGTAGTTGACCACCTACCGTGCTGCACACGGCGGTATTCGTGGTCGTCGACGTGAACGCATCCGTTACGAAAACATCGGTCGGCACGTCCCAATCGATTTTCTTGGGCTTCATGTTGCCCAGGGTCGCCACGGTGCAATCGATGGCCGTAACGCTGGCGCGGTCAGCTTCCGACACGGTAGGCCATTGCGTGCGCTCTTGCACGTGTTCGCTCGATTGAGGGGATGCATAGAACGTCACGTCCTTGACCGACTGATGAAAGCGAGTCGCGCGCACGACGCGAATCGACCCGTTGCCGTAAGTCGCATCCAGCCCCAGCGCCTGCGGAATATTGATAATGACGCCTTCCGCCACATCGAGCAATGGGCCTTCCAGAATGTCGGCGGCATTTGGATAGCTGGTCAGATTGTAGATGTTGACCGACGTGTTCGGCCACACAATGCGCCCGCTGCCGATCAGCGTTTTAGCCAGCACGTATGCCGGATAATCGTCGTGACTGTTGTCGCCTTTCGCGCCGCAATCAATGATGTTGATGGAGCCGACGCCGGTCGCTTTGAACTTGCCGAGTTCCGACAGCGCAACCCATCCCGCGCCGCCCGTATCGGGATTCGTGGTGTTGTCCTCGACCGTGTTAATCCAGATATCATCGTGCGTTGCATTATCCAGCCGCGCACCCTTCGGATACCCGCCGATATCGGTCGCAAAAGTGGCGTCGTACTTGAAGCCGCCGCCAGCCGATTGCCATTGTTGAATAGCCGTGATCAGGAACAGAATGCCGTTGAAATCTTCGCCGGCCGGCGGAACGCCGCCCACTGCGAGCGGCAAGAAAGTCTTTGGCGGAAAGCCGTCCGTGAACGATGCCGCACCATCGGTGATACCGATTTGGGACGCTTCGGGAATTGGACGCTTGACGCCGATGTCAGCAAATGGGGTTGAGACTTTATCCGGCTGGTTCGTTGATTGCATATCTGCCTCTATTATATAAAAAATACACCTTGACCGAAGGGCTGGCCGCCAGCTTCCATAAACCCGAACGTTGACCCCACATCGACTTGGAGTATAACCGAGCCGACGCCTGCCGGGTTCGGGATCACTTCCGATTGGGTCAGCACTGAATATTCGAACGGCTCTAACAGAAACTCGAAGGTGTATTGAATTTTCATCCCGCCCGAGTCAAGAACGTATGCGCGTCCCCGGCCGGGGAACAGATTTTGCAGCAGCCTATTCAAGCTGGCGGCGGTGCTGTCCGAGATATTCGCCAACGCTTTCGAAAGGATCAGCACGCGATAAACATCATCGCCCAGGCGATAGGTATTCGATGACGCGGTGCTATTGAAGAATGATTGCTGCCCGAACGGCTCGGCGTCGCCAGCTTCGCTAAAACCGAAATACGTCAGCACTTCGGGAATTGTCACGTCGCGCCCGACGTTGACGATAGCCCCCCAAATATCCAGGCCGAACCCTTGCGCCGTGTCGACATTCCAAACGAAGTTAAAGAAATTATCGATATCGGCGCGAGGGTCGATATACGCATTCATGCCGGCAATCAATTGTGTGATTGCCGCCGAATTCCCATACTGGCTGATAATTGTTTTTTCTACGTCAATCATGGCAGCGTCAGACCAAAGTAACTTCGATATCGTCAGGGTCGAGCGTCGGCCGCTGGTCAATCCCGACAAGCACTTGCTGCAGCGTGGCGGTCACAGTTCCGATTTGCACGCTGATCAGCGAAACGGTAGAGGCTACACGGACGATTGGGGCGTAGTAGCTACTGGCCAGGATGCGCGAACCGATGCGCTCGCGGGCCGATCCGTCGACGCCGTTAAACCTGGCGATAATGGCCGCCTTGACGAGCGCAACGATATTTGCGGGCAAGCCGGGATCGTTGGCAATTTCGACGGCGAACAGGATCGGCAGCGCGATAGGGCGCTCGAACTTCACGACGTATGACGGCGGCGGGTAATTGTAGCCGCTCGGGTCGGTCACGGTCACCGAAGTATTGCCGTTGTAATCGCAGCCGACATCCTTTTTCCGCCAGATAGCATCGGCTACTTGTGCATCGGTGCCGCCCACAGCGGCCACATAGACCGAGTGCGGAAGCATCGGATAATTCGTGGCGCCGGTAAGCACGGTCGTGCCGGCCGGATTGTCTTTGACATAGACGTCAATCACGTCATCAATGTTGAACACTTCGGCGTAGATCGAATTCGGCGTGCCGTGAGCATTGAGGGCGACGGAGTTTGCGCGCCGGTATTCGAAATCGGCCCGGCTTTCGACCAGGCTGCCCGGCGTGCCTTCGTCGGCATTGGTGATCGCGTCCCATCCTGCGATGGCCTGATAGACCAAGGTAAGCGTGCCCGTTGCGCACGGGATCGGCCCGTCGACAAGGTTTTGGAATTCAGCGTTGACGACCCCGCCTGCGCCAATGACCACTGTGCCCGAGCTGGCATACGTGTTGCCGCTCGTGTCTTGCGCCAGCGTACCAACAGGGATGACCGTGCCGGGCAGACCGTTGAGCGTGGCGGTCACGGCCGTAGGGATCGCGGGCTTTCGGGCCAGGAAGTAAATGCGGCCGATGGCATCCTGAAAGCGCCCCTCGGCGTAGCGGGGGTCGACCTGATTGACGACGTAAGCCAGCTCGTTATTTTTGTCACCAATGATGGCCGTTTCGCTCGATGCGAGCTGACCCTGTGGCGTTTCGAGCGCGGGATTCAGGCCGCCGCCAAACGCGGCATCCATGTCCGTCTGCACACCCGATAAAATTTCGGACTCGGGCGGAATGACGAGCCCCGCCAGGGTGAATTGAATGCGTGGAACGCTAGAAGAAAACGCCATTTGCTGCCCCGGTTTCGTCAATAAATTGAATTTGGCCGGTGACTTCCCGCCCTTGGAAAGTCTCGATTATACATTGTGCGGAAACCACGCCGGGCACTGTCAACGCCGCTTTCTCAATATAGCCCGTCAACAGCGATGGGGGCGGCAAGTGCCCCAAAATATCTTCGAAATAGGGAATGCCCTTTTCGACCGCGTACCACAGTTCGCCGAGGAATAGCCGCACAGCGCTGGCCACGTCTTGCGCCAGCGCGTACTCTGGCGCCGCCGTGGCGATATTGCCGGCGCTATCAATGATCAAATCCCAAGCCGATTGATCCAAGAGCAATGTGTTATATCGCGTCATACTGGTGTCCCCGTGTTGCCGCTGCCGGTAGTAACGCCGCCGTGGTGGTGATTATGCACGCTGATCCCGTTCGCTGTCACGTCCCCTGATACTGCAAGCGTACCAGTGATACCCGTCACACCCGTGACGGTCGTGTCACCTGCAACAGTCGTATTGCCGTTCAGGTGCGTCAGACCGTTGACCGTAAAAGTCGGCGTCGTGAGGGTGGCGCCCGCGCTCGCGTTCATGGTCAGCGTAGCGCATTCGATGTCGATGGTCGGCGCCTCCAAGATGATCGCCACGGGGGAATGTAATTTGATGCCGGCCGCGCTGAATTGCACGTATTGCGTCGGCGCCGCATTGAGCATGCCGCCCAAGTACATGGCGTCTGCGAAACTGTATTGGCGGAAGCTGCCGGGATTCGACTGTACCTTTTGCGCTTTTACTTTCGTGATGTCGCGCGAAGCAAACGCGCACATGCCGATATCGCCCGGCTGCGGGTCGATGATGACGGCATTGGCGCCGCCTTGCATGCGCAAGTACGGCACGTTGTGGATTGTGACGTGTGGCATCGGATTGCCCTGGCTGTCAAGCTGGTTGACCAGTGGCGTGACGTCGACGAAGCCCACAGGGGACACGCCGCCCGAGTTCGTGCAAGCGTCGACGCGCACGAGCGTGGCCGTCTGCATTTTCGACAAGGCTTGCTGTACCAGAAACGAAATATTATTAAATTCGCCCCAGGTCGATTGCGGCCGTGCTTGCCCGCTCGGGATGCCGTCAGCGGCTTGAGACTGCGAGCCCATTTACATTCCCTCTAATTTGTGAGAACCACGCGCCGCCGGGCTTTTCAGCTTCCAAGCGATGGGATACTGATGTTACGATCCAATCGCCCGCCGCCTGCTGCACATCGGTCACGAGTTTGATTGTTCCGCCGAAGGTCACGGCCGGATTAAATAGCGATTGGAAGTTGACGCCCACGCCATCGAAGGTAGGGTAACCGATAAGCCCGGTTTCGCTCGAAATTTTTGGGATGACACTTTTACGCGGCGCGTTCGGCGGCGTGATCGCCAAAATTTTATCGTCTAAGTAGAGATCGCAGCCGGCAGCCTTCGCCAAGTCTTTAGCCTGCTCCAAGCCGGTATTGGCGAGATAGACGTCGACAAGTTGCGTCGTCACGCCGTTGTTTTCGAACGTGTAACCGAGGTCGCGCGCAATCTGGCCCATGACCGACGCGACGTCGACTTGACCTTTGAAGCTGCGCGGCGGCACAGGCTTTAACGCATTGAAGAATGCCGCCTGCGCCTGAATCTGCAAAAACACATCGGGCATCCCCTGATAGTCGGCCCACGCATTGACGATGTTGCCGGCAAATACCAGTGTCTCGGCCGTGCCGTCCAGGGCGTACACCTCAATGGTGTTCGGGATCAGTGCGCGCGGCTTCCACTGCAAGGTGGTGATGCTGTTCATATCCTGTTGGCGCACGCCGTAGATACGGGCGCGTAAGGTCGACATCATCATACCGCCGGCCTTTTCGATATCGGCGCTCGCGCGGAAGCCCTGCAGCGTAATAGCGTTATTCGCGCTCGATCCGAATTTGCCGGTTCCGAGCGTGATCACAAAGCGAAGCTGCTTTTTAGATTCAAACGAGGGCATATTCTTCCGCCGAGAAATAGACCAATTGGAAGCGCGAGCCCAGGCCCGGCGCTTGCGGGTCGCTCGATCCTTGGGTATCGATAAACATCAGGTTCCCCACGAAGCCGAGATATTGGCGGCACATCAGGCCCACACTGTCGCGGGCGATCACGCAATTGACGACGTCGACGCCATCCGAATTGATATCGATAAAGAGCCCTTGCGTTTTCTGGCGGATCAGAAGTTGACAGTTCTGGCCACCGAGGACGACAGCCAGCGATTGCGATGGAACAGGTTGCAACGGAATGGTTTGCATGATCAGCCTCCCCCGCCTTGCAATAGCGTTGTCGCCTTCGTGGCCAGACCGGGCAGTTTGTCGGCAATGCTTTTCAAAGTCGATTTGTTCGGCGTGACCGCCTGCACCTTACCGTTGTCGACCTGCGGGGTGGCGCCGGCATCCTTCGGCGTTTCGATGGCGCCCCGATCAACAACAGAGTATTGCGCCGACACTTCGCGGATTTCCTTCAATGAGATTTCCACAATCAGCAGGGTTGCGCCGTGCGAGTTCCGGCGCTGGTAGCTGTACCGCTCGATGCTGTAGCCGATATACGTTACTTCGGGCGTCACGACGCTGTACATGTCCGTCGACAAGCATGCGGCGTCAATCGCATCAAGGAATTTTTTGCGGTCCTTTTCGCTGCCGCCCATGCACAGGGTTACGAGCGGTGCGGCCGGCATTTCCACTTTGTTGTAATTGGCGAAGCCGCCACGCTCAAGCGGGAAATCACTAACCTTGGTTTCTTTGCTGAAATCGACAGCGCCGGTCGAATAGCTCGTGCCGCCCAATGAATTGAGCAGCTTGCCCGCGAGCCCCTGAAATTTGCGAGGGTCGGCCAGCGCCTTACCCTTCGCATCGAAGATGCCCCATTGGGTTTGAACCTGCAGCACATTCCATAGGGCGCCTTGAATAACCCCCAGCACTGCTTGCAGCTTTGGCGGGAACTTGGGTGAACGCGGAATGGCCGGCACGCCTGGCAGCTTGGGCACGTTCGGAAAAGGGATTGTTGGCATATCAGAATAGCCCGTAGTTAGCATTTGCGGTAAAAAGGTAGTCCATGGACTTACCCATATCTTTGGCGATGCCTGGCGCATCCGTGGCCGCTGTATAAATTTTCACTTCGCCGATATGGTTCTCAATGCTGTTGTTGCCGGCAGGGCGGCCCGCCGAAGCCGTTTGCGCGGCCCCTGCGCCTGCGGCAGCACTTGAGGCGCCCGGAATGCCCGCCAGCATGCGCGAAGCCAGGGCGCCCCGTTTGGCGGCCTCGCCGTCCGCATCCCTCGGGCGCTCGTAGTATCGGGAGACTGTGCCGGCGGCGTCGGCGGCGCTCGTGGCCTTTTTCAGCCGGTTGCCCGCGCCCTGTTCATTGCCAGCCGTCAGCTCGTAATGCATGAAGGCCAATTGGTCTTCAAGACTCGATCCTTTGATATCCTTGCCGAACTTCTTTTTAAATTCCGCCTGGCGATCAGGGTGCCACTGCGCGAGGCCGTACGCCTGGCCACTATCGCCGACAGCACTTGGTGAAAAGTCCGATTCGGTCTTGATGTTGGCGGCCAGCCCTGCGGCCTGCTCTTTGGTCCAGCCTTGCGCCTGAAAGTACGCACGGGCTTTGGCCTCGGAATCGCCCCCGCCGGCTGCTGGTTTTGTCGCACCCCCTGTGGCAGTCGGCGCGTCGGGCTCGGCATACGCCCCCGGACCAGTGCCGTTTTTAAATTCTTCAAAAGCGAACTTTGCGCGCTTCCAATCACGATTCCACACGGCCCCCAGGATGTCGGCCGCCGCGACGGCACGATAGACCAAATCCCCGATAAGCCCCCGAATCCATTTGATCGCAAACCCTGCCGCCTTAAAGCCAGGTTCCCATTTACCCCAATCGATCAGGCTATCGCCACCGCGCTTGAAGGTCAGGTAATCTTGATAGAGCAGCGCGATACCAGCAGCCAGCGCCAAGACAGCAACGGCCGCAAGATTGATCGGGGTCACGGCAAGGCCAATCGCTACCAGGCCGGCGGCCACAATGCCGAGGAAAATTTGTACAAATTCGCTGTTTTCGTGCATCCAATTGCCGATGGCGTCGAATGCCTGAAAGAGTTTTTCAAGCGCCGGCATTGCCATATCCATCAAGCGCCGGCCGAACGCCTCGAAATCTTGGCGACTTTTTACGATCAGCTCGCGCACGCGCGTGGCAGCCTCGGCCTGATTTTTGGTGACCGCCGTATATTCCTTCTGGCGCCGAATCATCATTTCGACTTCGCCACGGCCTCGGAGCAGCAAATTCATTGTGCCCGGATCGATGCCCATCATCTTGCCCATGTTGTTCGCAGTCGGACGATCCATGCGCGCGAACTTGTCAGCCAGCGACAGCAGGATTTCGTCGACGGGCTTTGCCTTGCCTTGCGCATCAGCCATCGAGAGACCGAGGGCAGAGAAATAGGGGATCAGGCCCGATTGCCCCGTGAGCATCAATTCTGTCTGCGAACGACTAAGCATTTCCATTGTGCCCTGCAGGCCGGCCGCAGTGCCGCCCGCAATCTCGGTTGCGTTCGACCAGGCCGAAATTGTCGACACGTTCTGATCGAGATTTTTCGATAGGCGATCAAGCGCTGCCGCCGCTTCGATTTGCTGGGAAATGAAATTCTTGATAGCCATCGTACCGCCGATGATGGCCAGGAACTTGACAGCACTCGATGCGGCCTTGTCGAAACCTTCCTTAGCATCGGCGCCGGTCTTTTTCAGTTTCTTGCCGGTCTCATCGGCGGTCTTGCCGGCGGTCTTGAGGCGCTTGTCGACGTTGTCCTGGCCGCGACGAAATTCGGTGTCGTCCATTCCGAATTTTACGAGCAAGCTATCGATGATCGTCGGCATACAATTATTCCTGCTGGTTGGCTAATGCGCTATTGTAGTCGTCGACCATGCTGATTTCCAATAAATCGTAAGCGTCCCGCACACCATACACCGTTTGGAGCTGATGCAGTGTGGCGATGCGCTTAGATATCAACGTGCCGATGATCGGAGGAATGTTTAAATATTCCGCGAACTTTTTCGCCCTGCCGGTGCCGCTACCGCCGGGGAGGCGGCGGATTTCGAGAGGGCGCCGGCTATCGAAAAACCCGTGTGCAGCTCCCACACTTCCGAGCGCAGTTTAACGCGCGTCATCACCTCTTCGATGTCGCTTTCGATCAGGTTGCGGACCACATGCGGTTTGCCGGGGTCGGGCATGATCTGCACGCATGACCACATTTCTTCGAGCAGGGGCGCGGCGACTTCCCAGCGCAGCCCCGCCAGTGCCTTGAGGCCCATCTGTGCGACGCCGGCCATGCCCGTATTCTCGAAGCCTGGCGGCATGTCGACGCCATTGGCCATCAGCGCGAGCAGGGCGCGCAAAGCCCACGACTCGGCGCGGCTCGCATCCATTTCGGTCAGTACGAAAACTTTGCCGAGGTCTCGGCCGGTGTCGGCGACTTTGTAATTTACTGTATTGCGTGCCATGATTTGATTCCTCTCCGAATCGTTTTTCCTCTCCTAGTTTTGGGGAAGCCCCGCGCGCACTGCGGGAGAGGTCGCAGGTGGCATTTCTGCCGGCGCACGGGGCTTGATGGTTACAGCGGCGCAGCGTTCACGCTTTCCCACGTGATGACGTAGTCGACCGGCTGCAGGACTTTTTGACCGTCAGGAATTTGCTTGGCATTGGTCAGAATGCCACGCGTCATCGTGAAGCTTTCCCCGGTGCTTGGCAGCGACAGCGAACCTGAAATGTAATAGACCTCGCGGGCCGTCTTCATCGCCTGAATCAGCGCGGTAAAAATGGCCTTGCTCGGGCTGTCGGCCTGCAGGGTGATGGTCTGCTTGGTTGGCATCGGCGTATAGCCTGCCGTCATGCGACCGTCGACGCCCATCTGCACTTCGGCCAGGTCGAGCGCTTCCGTGGTAAATGCCTTGTCAGTCGCGTAGCCATGCATCTGCACGGGGGCAGGGAACAGGCCGGCAATGACCAAGGTGAGAACGCTATTAGCGCTGGTGATAGTGGTGTCTGCCATGATCCTGCCCCTTAGATGATATCGATAGATGCGACGGTGATTTTCTGAACCGCGCCGCCATCGGTGTACCAGAAATTGACAACTGGCGTGCCGCGATTGCCGCGCACTTGGGCGCCAGGGTCGAGAATTTGCAGATAATAGCCCTGCTGCTCGATGATGGTCGACACGTTCAGGCCGGCCGCTTGATTGACTTGCGCTTTCTGCGAGGCCGACAGCGTGACGCCCGCCCGGATGCCGCCGAAGTTGAGGGCGGCCGTGATCGGGTCGATCATCGCGGCGCGGATCAGCGAATAGCCCGATTCGTTATACGGGATCGACCGAACGGCAGTCAGCAGCGACAACAGCGCGAGCTGGAATTGCGAGTTCATGTAGACCTGATTGACAAAGGTATCGAGCCATTTCCATTTGCCGGACATCTGCCCGTTATAAAGGAAATTGAAATGGTCATTCGCTGTGGCATACGAGCCGTAGAAGCTGTAACCATTGGCCAACAGGTTCGCCGAAATCTGCTGATCGGTAACAGTCGGCTCGAAGCCGCTTTGCGACTTAAACGCGCCAGTAATGCGCCCGTTCAAGCTGGCAAAGTCAATGGATGCCACAGTGCCCAGGACGAACACGGCCAGCGCTGCCGTGTTGTAAACCGGCACAACACCATCGTAGGCAAGCGCCTTTGCGACAGCGCCGAAATTGGTAGTCGACCCGTTGATGATCGCCTGCGCGTCGCTGTCCCAAGCAATATAGGCGTAGCGCTGATTCTGCGCATTCGTCCAGACGGCGAACAGTTCTTTAGCGGCCAGATTCGGCTCCCACATCGTCGTGAAATCGACCCAATTTTGCGTGGACGCTTTGACGTTATCCATCGCGCTCGCTGGCGTATCGATAGCTGCACCTTGCGAGAGAATGGCGCCAGTCGCAACAGTGAATTTCAGGCCGGCCGACAAAGTGCCCGTTGCTGCGGTAATGGTCGACGTCGCGCCGGTCGTCGGACTGGTCAGCGTGAAAGTGCTATTGACCGCGTTCCATGCGCAAGTAGGTGCGCCGCCCCCGCTGAAGCCCGCTGCGATGAGCGTGGCCGCTGCGCTGAAGCTGGCCGCTGCCGACAGGTTGATAGTGCTCGAAGTGATCGGCGTCCCGTCGACGCTCAGGGTCAGCACGCCAGTCAGCGCTTGCAGCGCGGTCAAGCTCAGCGCCGCCAGGCTACCCGATTGCAGCCACGCGGCGCGGGCGACATCGGCATACGGCGCGAAGTAGATCAGACCCGGCTTGAGCGTGGAATTATCGAAGCCGAGAAAGTAGGTCTGTGCCAATGCATATTCCGTCGACGAAGGGCCGAAGAAATTCGACACGGCGTCAGCGCTGGCAAACGACTGCACGCCATGAGCAGGCAGCAGCGTATTTTTGGAAAGGATAACGCCATTCAGCGCCAGCGGATTACCGCCCGCGCCGATGACACCGGGGTTGACGGTAACAATGTCGCTTGCTGGAATTGTCATGATTTCACCTATGTTAATTGTTAGCTGTCTGCCTGAATTACCGAAGCCGCCAGTTCTTCCGCTGATTGCTGGGGTACGGTTACATCAGGATTGTATTGCATAGAAGCCGTCAACGTCCAACGGCTTTCATATTGCTCCTCACCCGTGACCAACGGCGAATTGCGGCCATCGTCACAATAAAGCGGTTTTATCCCGCTCGGGAATTGGTCGGTTGCGTACGAGGTGCGCCAAACGCCCTTGGTCGCCTTGCAGAAATCGGCAGCGGTCGGACCATAAAAATCAATTTGGACATCAATGCGAGCAGGCGCGCGAATGTCGCTCGTTTCGGCCACGTCGTCGTTTGTGACGATGGGCGTCGACAAATCGACCGTGAGAATTGGTGTCAGCATTACGCACGGCGAAGGCGGCATGGCCACGCGATTGACTTGGGTCCGGGCGATGGTCGAAGCCCCACAGAACGGCTGCAGGAACACGGCCAGCGCTTCGACTACATCATCTTCGGTGATGCTGACGGTATACATCAATTGCCCCCTTGGAGTGCGATGGCGGCTTTCGTCCAGCTCGGCCAAGATTCCAGCACCTTGACGACAAGCCACGTTTCGGCGCCGATCAGCACCAAGTCGCCGCCCGTGCTGTCGGGGCGCACGACGCCGGCCAGGGTGCCGCGCAAGTAGAGCGCACGAATGGTGCCTTGAATGTTCAGGCCGTCCAGTTGCTTGAGGTCTTTGCTGTCGAGCGCTTGCATCTGTGCGGGGCCGGATACGTCGGCCGCATAGGCTGGCACTTGCTTGCGGCCCGCGCCAATGGTGTAGCCGGACGAACGCCGGACGATGACCGAAATATTCGGATTCACCGTCGACGAAACGCTATTGGCGATGCTGCGCAAGTCCATGATTACTTCGCTTTGATAGGTGCCGGTTTGGCGGCCACGGGGGAGGGCGTCAGGGCAGCGCCGAGGGCGTCCGCTTGGTCAGGGGTCAGCGCGATAAACGAAGCGTTGTTGGCGCCGCGCGTGCGCACGGATACGCTTACTGTGCCGTCGTCTTGTTCGTTGACCGAGATATAGCCAGGGTTCGGGCCGCTGATGTCGGTATAAGCGTAAATGTTTTTCATGGTTCCACCTTGTAAGTAATCGAGTTGAGCATATGCGAAGTGTCGATAAGGGGTTTCGCAAATCCTTTTGCCGCGACGGTGCTTGCCTTGAGGCCCGGCGACGAGAAATCATTGATACTTTGCTGCAGGGCGCCTTTGATATCCTCGCCCATCAGCGCCAGCACGCGCGGGCCATCGTAATTCGTGGCCTTTGCGAGCCGCGCCATTTTCTGCGGCCAGGTGCCCGACTCTTTGGCGATCATGCGCCGGAAGAATGGACGAGGGGGCTGGAATTCCCCGTTCTCGTTCCCCTTGCCAAATTCGTTCCAGTAGGCGACAGCAGCAACGGGCGTCCCGTCCGGGTAAGTGGCGTTCGACATGAACCCCACTTCGACCGCGCCGCCCATCCGCTCGGCGATTTTTTGCAGCGCACGCATAACGGCGTCGGTGCCCTGTAGCGTGCGCGTGACCATGATCAGTAGACCGTAGGCTGACAGATATACCGCATGCCGCGCAAGCTGCTTGTAGCCTGCCAGAAGGCGGCGCCGTAGGTGGTCTGTGCGAACCATGCGGCCATGCCTGGCGTGAGGTATTCGAACGATGCCGATACCGAACCCTCGGCGGCCTGCGATACGCGGCCCACGGGGCGCGGCTGACCGTCTGCCGAGGTGATGCCCGACATCGCGGCAATGTGGGCGACGATCATGTTTAGGTACATCGTGCGGCGCGGGATATCTTGCACCGGACTGACATCGGTATTCGACAGATACAAGCCCGCTTCCGGGAAATAGAGCGCGAGCGTGGCATCGGCCACACTGGCGAATTCCGGGTAGCGGGCTTTAAACGCCGCCGGATTGAAAACGACGATGGTCATGATATCAGTCCTCTTTTGCCGACTTGATGCCCTGCGCTTTTTGCGGCATTTTCTCGAAGCCGGTTTTCTCTTTCGCCAGATCGGCGGCCACGGCTGCGGCATCCTCGACGGTGCCGGCTTCGAAAATGGCGCCGGTTTTCATCGCCGGGAAATCCTTGTGGACCATCTTCCAGTGTTCCCAGAAGTCAGCGTCGACAGGCGTGGTCGCGTAGCCGGCACCAAGAATCTTGATGCGATTCAGGCCATCGAGCGTGATGGTTTTTTTCGGCTGCATCGGGTGTTCGAGAATGATGCCAGTCGGCAGGCGGCAGCCGATAATGTAATGGGTAGTGCTGTCTTTTTTCGTAGCCATGATGTTGGTTTCCTCTCCAGGGAATAAAACCGGGGACCGAAGCCCCCGGCGGTTTGCTTACAACTTACACGCCAATCATCGAAGTGATGAGGAACGGCCGATAGATGATCGTGCCCCAGGTGCCTTGCGATTTCTTCTGTTTGAAGTTCGAAGTACCGACAACGATAGGATGCGCGCGCATCTTTTCGGTAAAGGCACACGACGCGGTGCGCTGGCCTTCCAGTTCTGGCACGATCAGTTGCACCAGCTCGCCCGAAACGGTGCTGTACTCGGGCGCCGTTTTCACCGTCAGATTCGGATAGTTCTTTTTCAAGAGGTCCGCAACGTTGACGTTGAATTCGGTGGTCTTGGTCAAAGCGACTTCCGACAGCGGCGACATGGCCAGGGTCATGACGGTATCGAGGTCGATCATGCCATCGGCTTGCACCTGAGCTTGGCGATACATCTTGCCCACGTCGGCCAGGACTTCCAGCGCGGTCGCGTTGGTCCAGCCAGTACCGCCGGCCGTCTTGACGGTCGGGGTGATCGCGGCAGGCAAGTTTGGATCGTTCAGCAAGCCGTAGTTTTGCAGGCCGTCGACGCCGAAAAAGTACGTTTTGTTCTGGTACTTGTTCAGGGTCAGCACGCCCGCAATGTTGATGCGGTTTGCATAGTCGATCTTGGCCAGGCCGGCGCGTTCCAGTTCCTTTTCGCCCCATTGCGACATGGTTTGATAGTGGTACGACTGGCGTTGCGGGAAATTGCTGTTCACGCCGGTCGAACCGTTCTCGCTGTAGTCGCCATAGGTGGAAACTTCGCCGGTCGATTCGATCATGGTGAACATGGCCGTTTCGGTGACCCAATCGCCCTTTTTGACTTCATCGCCGACGATTTCTGCGGCCTTCATCGGCGCCACAAGAACTTCGATCAGCTTTGGGTCGACGAAGGTCGAGAGAAAGGCCGGGATGCCGGAATTGCTGACGGTGATCAGCGACGGTTGCGCATCGCACGCGAAGCCGTCTTGCGCAACGCGCAGCGAGCTGGCGGCGCGGTCCACTTGGAAATCAGGATTGACCCCCATAAAGTGGATACCCGCCTGTTGCATCAGTGCTTGCAGGATTGGATTCATGATTTAGCCCCAGGTGGAAATTTTAACGAGTTCGCCAACTGCGGCGTTCGATTGGGCCGTCCAGTCAGGCAACAGAATACCTGCCACAACGGTGACGGTGGTCGATGCGGCGTAGGCCGTGGCCGCGATGTCCAGGGTATAGACACCGATGCCGCCAGCAACGCCGCTGACCTCGGAGGCGATAACCGCGCCGGTAGGCACGCCAGTGCCGCTCACAGGGTCGCCAACGGCCAGGGTGCCCGAAGTAACGCCCGTAACGTTCATCGTAATGCCGTAGGTGGTGACGCCGGTCGCGCTGGCCGTGTAGGCGGTGCCTGCTGCGCTGAGCGTATAGACGCCTGCGCCGCCGGCCGTGCCGCTCACTTGAGCAACGACAGTTGCGCCGACCGGGAAGCCTGCGCCGCCGGCAACGGTATCGCCGACACTGATCAGGCCGGTTGTTACCGTGGTCACCAGGGTTTTACCGAACGAGGTCACCGTTGCACCCGCCGACGTGGTAGCCGCGCTGGTGGTGTAGGTGCCGGCCGCGCCCGTGGTGCCGCTGACTTGCGCAACGATGGTCGTGCCAGCCGTGACGCCCGTGCCGCTGATGACATCGCCCACAGCCAGGTAGCCGGTCAGCGCCGTAACTGCCAGGCTGGTGCCGGTGCCGGTTGCGGTAAAGGTTGAGCCCAGCGAGCCGGTATTGGTCGAGCCGATGGCGGCCGTCACAACGGCGCCAGTTGGCAGCGCCAACGAGATATCGCCGGTCGCATACGACGCATACAGCGCGGCGCCGATGGTGGCCGCGACTGCGCCGGTAACCCGCGCCCAGAAGTCGCCCCGGCTATGCAGGGTGACAGGGAAGCCGTGCGGGATCAGGTTACCCGATTCGGCCAGGTAGTCGGTGATCAGCGCTTGCTGCTCCCGATGCACGAAGCCGTTTGGCTTGCGCACGCCAGTGCCGCGACTGAGGACCGTACGGCCGTCGTCATCGATCCAGGCGAATTTGCCGACAGTGACGCCGGCCAGGCCAGCAACCAGCGCAGCAGCGCCAGCCAGCACGGAGGCGCGGGGATTGGCCGAAGCGAAATCACCAGCGCACGCCGGGGCTTGGTCCCGGTTTACTTGTTTTTGAAAGCCGCTCATGGTGTTATCCCCCTATTAAGCGTTGCGGAAACGGGCAGCGCCCGGGAACTTCACAACAGCGCCCGCGCTGTCTTGTGCGATAGGCAGCACAGCAGCGGACTTGCTCGAAGCGACTTTGTACAACGCGCGCAGCGCCGGCACGCCGGTAACGTCTTTGCGGTCGATCTTCATGTGATCCAGCGCGAAGCCGTAGATATCGGCCGCCGAGTCCATGCCCAGGACATCGCCGACAGTCGCGCGCACATCGACGCGAGCGGTATTGGCATCGGCCATTTCTGCGCGCAGCTTGACGCCGAAAGCGTCCATCGCGGCTTTGACGTCGACCGGCTTGGCATCGATAGCCTTGCCGCCGACAGTATCGCCTTCGGCGTCTTGGGCGGCAGCCGGCGCGAACAGTGCGCAAGCCTCTTCGAGCGTGGCATCATCAACCTTGCCCGCCAGCAGGGCGCGCAGCTTGTCGGCTGGCGACTCGTCGGCCGCAGCCATCGGAGTTTCGGCCGGCTTGGGGTCGGTCTCGACATCCATGATCGCATCGAGCACAGCATCGAGCTTGTTGGAATCGAGCGAGGCATCGAGGGCCAGCAATTTGGCCTTGACATCCTCTTTCTTGAAGGTTTTGCGATTGGCAGTGCCCACCAGTGCTGGCAAGGCAGAATCTGCCGCAAGCACCGGGGAAGCTGCGGCCAATGCTGCAAAAAGGGCTTTGCCCAATTTACTCATTTTCATGGCATGTTCCTCGGTTTTGATAAAAGGGTTGGCGTCGGCCACAACTACATCGTTCCCGGCGCGGCCGACTTCTACAAGCGCCAGGTGATTACCGCGAATCTCGGTCATGCGCCCATCATACTCGACGCCATCATAGGCGCCGGCTTCCATCACTGGCACATAGCGATAGGCGCACGACAGTTCGCGCACCTTGTCGGTTTCGATACCGGCAATCGCCTTTCCGTCCCACACGCAAATATCGGCGTCAAGGTAGGGGAGGGCGAAATTAATTTCCGAGCCGATGGCGCCCACGACCAGATCGGGGCGCGGTGCGTCAACTGTTACCGGCACGTGCTCCTTGAGAATTGGCAGGCGGGCAAAAGTGTGGGCGCCGCGTTCCAATTCTACCGGGTCGCGCAACAGGCGATAGATTTTGTCCGCTTCCAGGCCCAGCGATTCCCACTCGGGAATTTCCTTGCCGTAGTAGGGGTTAACGCCTGCTTTCGAAATATGCGAGCGGTCGACGTGCAGCCGGCCGTCAGCATCGAGGCGGCGGGAACTGCGGTCTAGGGCGATTGTCAAATTCGGCATAGCTCGGATTATGGCATAAGTCACGGGTAGATATTAACATTAGCGAGCCAGGCACTTAAATAAACCTGTATGTCAAGATTTGCCTCGGACCCTTTGGCGGTAACTTGAACATCGGCCGGCCCGGTGATTGATGTACTCAATTCCTGCTGTAAAAGCAAGCCGCTCGATGCTTCCGAACTGAGCGACAAATCAAGTAGACCGCCAAACACTGCCGAGGCCATGGGCTTCGATTTTAGAGTTATGAGGGCAAAAGCATTTTGGGAATTGTTGGCATTTTTCAGGATTGATGAAATAAACGTTCCGATCCCCAATTTATAGCCGGCCGGAACCCCGTACGTTGCGCTGCGCGAAATCTGCGCGCCCGCGATCATGCCGCAATAAACATTAGCGCCATTGAATACTGTGACTGTACCCGCAATATCGCCCCCTAATCGCGCCAGGCGATTGATGCGGGAAAGCGAGCCGAGCGCAACGGGCGTCGTTCCGTTCAGGGTTACAAGGAACGGGGCCATAAGGGCACCATTCGGCCCCAGTGCCGATACGAGAATGGAAATGCCGACATCTGCGGCGCTCGTGCTGACAATGCTCATGGCGATTCCGGTGATCGGCGCCAGCACGGATGCCAGCCTCTCGACTACCGAATCCGATGCCGTCGTGATGTTCGTGCGAATTCCGTTAATCGATACCGATTTTAGATCAGCGTTGATTCCCACAGAAACGGCCAACGGGTTCATGCCGTCCCGAGCTGGCCAAGGGTTTGTGTCCGATACTTGATTGAGTTGGCGAAACGCGGTCATGATTTTTCCCTTAGATGGGCAGCACGGGCCGGGAGGTACACCGGCAATTAATTTCTTGCCCCGGTTGGATAAATTCGCCGTCAATTTTGCAGCCCTCGGCGATTTTGTAGCGTTTACCGTTCGCGGCGACGTGCGAGGGGCGCGGGGTTTTCCCGGCGTGCGAGTGCATCCAGATTGCCTCGGTTATCCCAAGTTCCATTTGCCGCGTGCGGTTAACTACCGCGTTCGCCTTGTTCGATTGGTCCCGCGCGATCAGCTCGGCCCTGTGACTGGCGGCCGGGTAAAGTCGCTTTAATTCGGCGGTCATCGTCGCCAGGTCGCGCCCGGCCGCGTAGGAGCGCATTACCGTCCCCTCTACCTGCTGCAGATATTGCGCCGGGATGGATTTAATCAGCCCCACGTTTTCGGCAAGCGAAGCATTGAAGGCGTCGCGCACGGCCGGCGTCATCGTGAAATCGACAGACCAGCCGGCATCCTTGAGCGCGGCCCGCATCGCCGAATCGCTGGCCTTGAACATACCTTGCAAATAGGCGTCGGCGATCTTGGGGGCGAACTCTTCGAATCGCGCGGTCCAGCGGGCGGCCAGGTCAGCAAGGATTTTCTTGATCCGGCCGGCGGGACTCGCATCCTCGGCCAGCTCGACCAGGGCGGCCACACGGGGCGGCTCGGCGCGATAGCCGGCGGTCAGCCAATAGACAATCGAGCGGTCCATCTGCTCAATCATACTTTGCAGGGCGCGCAAATATTTGACCTCAATGCCCCGGTTCGCGTGGACGGCGCGGGCGGTCTTAGGCTGGCGGGGCATCGCTCATCCCCTCGGGTGGCGTTTCGTCGGCGGGGTCGGTCGGCGGCACGATTTCGATACTTGTGTCGAGCCCCTGATAACCGCTGTTCGGATCGCGGGCCAGGCGCTCGCGCTCTTCGCTCGGGTCAATCACCCCGGCGCCGATGTAGGCCACGGCGGCATCAGCATCCGATTTCCGAATCTCGGCCTCTTCCTTTGGCGTCATCTGGTAGAGCGGAATAAAGTTGATGCCGATGTCAGGATCGATTTCCCCGAACTTGGAAAGCTGTACGACCTTGAGGACGGTTTCGAGCGGTGCGCGCCAGTGCGCTTCCTGCTGCGCCGAAATCCAATCGTAGTAGACGCGAATCTCGCTGTCGCTGCTCGCGTTCAGGCCGCCCGGCGAAATCCCGGTGAGGACGATAGCCGGCGTGCGGCTGACCGAGCAAAGCTGTTCCTGCGATTGGGCTTGCAGCTCGTGCAGGCCGCTCAGGGACGTGTCGGCTTTAATGAGGTCTTCGCGCTCTTTGTCGAGCAGCATCAGACCCTTGTTGCTGCGGTGCGCCGTAAAGAGCTGGGCGCGATTGAGCAGCCCCGAGCCGTCATCGTCACCCTGCAGGATTTGCGACATGTCAGTAGCGAGCGCGGTTGTCGAGAAATTATTGATCAGGTCCGACACGCTTTGGCGCGTGCGCAGCCAGTTGTCGACGTACGGCTCGGCGAGCTGTGACAGGCTCATGCCGCCGAAGTTGAAAGCGGGTTTCAGGATATCGGGCAGCTCGCGGGTGATGATGGTCATCAGGCGCGAGGCGTGGACTTGCGTGCCCAGCATGAACCAGCCGGACGGCTTGTAGAAGTCGGGCGCGGTCGGGTCTTGGGCGTTGTAGTTGACCGGGGTCGTCCAGATTGCCTCGACTGCCACAACGGCATCGAGCGAGTTAAGCGGGACCGTGCGCGGGTCGAGAATCAGCGGGGTTTTCGGGTCGGCTTCGCGCAGCTTGATATAAATTTGCGCCCGGCCGAAAAAACAATCCTGTTGCGCGGCCGTCATCATCGTGCCGCGCACGCCAAGCCGCTTAAATTCCTCTTCGATGATTTTGATTTTCTCGGCAGTGCTGTCGTCGTCATCCTGCTTGCTGGTGAATTCGATCCATTCGCGGGTCAGTTCCGTGGCGAGCGCCGACGCCATCGCGCGGTATTCCGGCCGGGTTGTCAGTTGCGCCAGGTACGGATAGCCAGGGAAGCCCCCGCCGACGCCGTAATATTGGGCGCCCATCGTATAGCAAGGGGCGTCCATGGCCATGACCGGAAGCGAGGCGCCCCCGCCGACGCCTGGCGCCAGCGCGGGAGGCTTAACGGGATAGTCATACGACTTGACGGCCACGCCTTGCGATAGCATTTTGGCGGCGGCTAGTTTCAGCCCTTGATGTTGTTCGGTCATGGTCGACGCTCCGGGGGAATTTGCGCAATTTTAGCACAGGGCGAAATAGCGCTTGCATTAGATAAATTATTTATCTATAATTCCTCATCAACTCAACGAACAGGGGCACTAAATGAAAACGAAACTGGAAATGGAATGCGAATTGCTGATGGTCGAACATGACGTTACGCACAATCTCAACAACGAGCGTGCTTTTGTTTTCCGCTCGCAGTTCGGCGACAAAGCCGCAAACTTGGAAAGCGCCCACTACTTCGAGGGCCGCAAACAGGAAGCGCAACGCAAAGCCGCCGAACTGCGCGCCGCTATTGCACTGGCCTAAATCAACTCGGCGCCCTTCGGGGCGCAACCGGAGAAACCAAAATGAACACATGGAACATTTTTATTCAGTATGACCACTCGCTGCAGTTCGCGGACGACTTCGGCAATTTGATCAAATTGCCACCTAACGCGCATGTGTGCAGCTACGAATTTCTGGCGGCAGCATGACAGCCGCGCGCACTCTCGAAGAACGCATTAAATTCGATCATGGCTTGCCGGTCGGGCAAAGTCTCGTTCGCTTCACTCTTGGCGAGAATAGCCGTTTGGCACTGGTTGAAATCAGCAATCGCGGTCAGGTTTGGTATTTCACGAAACCGAACGACGGCGATATGTACTCTTCGTGGACTCGGGTTCGCGGCGACAATTCATTGAGCGGTAGCGGCGCTGTGAAAGTGTGGGCAGTAAAAGACCTCGAATTTATGGCGAAATTTGAGGCCATCCCCGCCGCTGACATTCCAGTCAAGCTCTAGCCGCGCCCCATGGCTTTGTCTAGCGCCTCTTTGGTGATGCCCAGTGAACCAAAGAGCGGATAGAGCCGGCGCAGCGCTTGAGTCATGGCGTCGACCTGATCGTCATTGGCAGCGGCAGGGAAACCGGTCAACTCGGCAACCAGGGTCACGACCCATGGCGCGATATCCGGGTGCGGCAGCCACACATTGCCGGCTTCCCAATACGCCGTGACCGCGTGCGCCCGCGCGAGCTTCGAGCCGTCCGGTTCGATTGGGATCAGCGCGGGCACTTTCCCTTTCAGGGTATCGATGACAGCCGGGCCGTTCGCCTTGTCCTCGATAAGCACCTCGCGCGTTTTCGGCCAGGCTTCGCGCAGCTTGACGACCTCGGCGACAGTGCGCGTGAACGACATTCTATCGCGGACCTGAGCGAGCAAATAGCTGTTGGCGCCGTGCTTGCCCCATACCTGGCCCACGACATAATCGGTGCCGTCCGTATCCTTGAACGTGCAGTCCCAAGACGCTAGCACCTTGTCGAACTTGGCCGGCAAGTCTTTCGGCAGGTAGTAGCGAATGCCGTTTTCCTTGAACACGTTGCCGCCCAGGCTGCGCGGGTTCTGTTGGTAGATCGCGCTCCACCAATAATCAGAGAAAAGCGCTTTTGTTTCCAGCAGCTTTTTAAGACTATGCAGCTCGGGGACCAGCGGGCCGGCCGGCAGCGCGGGATTGTATCCAACTTCGCCAGGCTCGTTGATCGCAGGGAAGCGCAGCACGGTCAACCGAGGGTCGCCCTTGTAGTGCTGGCAAATGCGCGCCGGCAAATCGTCCTCGGCCCAGCTCGTGGCCATGATGATCTGCCCCGAGTTCTCGGATAGCCGCGTAACGAAAACGGTTTGATACCAGTTCCAATGCCCTTCTTTGGTCGTCGGGCTCAACGCCTCTTGCTGATTCTTTACCGGGTCATCAATGATGCCGATGTCGACAGGGCGCCCCGTCAGGCCCGAGCCCACGCCCACGCCAAGATAGCCGCCAGTGCCGCCGGGCGCCGTGAATTCGGTAGTGCGGTCGATGTCGTATCGGCGCTTTTCAACTTTGGCCGGGAATAGCTTTTGGTGCTTGTCGTCGGCCAGGTTGCGGCGCACGTCGAGCGTCATCGTATTGGCCAAGCCATCCGAGTAGGACGCGGCGCCGATCCGCATATCGGGGAATCGCCCGAGCAGGAAGGGCGGCAGGCGCCGGCTGACAATCTCGGACTTGCCGTGCTGCGGCGGCGCCTGCAGGACCAGGATAGGGCGCAAGCCCGCTTGCATATCCAAAATGAATTTGTCGAGCGCAGCGCAAACGGCGTCACTGAATGCCGAGCGCTTCATTTTAGGGAATGTATAGCTGATGTACTCGGACAGCTCTTTGCGAGCCCGTCGACGCCGCAATAGCACCTCGGCGATATCGGCGTCGCTCAGGCTCACTTTGCGCGGCCGGCCAGCATCGAGGCTAGCTGTTCGTCGCTGAAATCGTCAGCCGTCAGGCCAGCGACAGGGACCGGGCCGCCGCCAGGGCCGCTAATCTCTTTGCGGTCGACCATCATGCCCATATAGCGGGCCAAGTTCTCGACCGCCTTATCTTGGTCGCGCATGGTGATCTTGATCCCGTTGCGCGTGCGCTCGGCGCCAGCGTACAAAGGTGACTTTGCTTTGAGGGTGTCCGCGATCTGAACATCGGTCGTACCCTGGCCGCCACACTCCTGACAGCCCTCATGCGGTGCCTTGTTCGGATCGAACCCAAAGCCGCCCATACCGTCCGGCGCCTCTTGGCCCGCGTTCAGTGCCATGTCGAGCGCGGCCGTGAATTCGGCTTCGGTCCATTGATAGGCATGCCCGTGCCCATGGCAATGGCGGCAGCACTGGCGCCGGATGCGCACCAAATCATTAGGGTCTGCGCCCGCGATCCGCGCCCATTGTTCCACGACCCATTCGGGCGTCACGGAGGCCGCCACAGCTAATTGCCGCATGCGCGCTTCGACCGCTTTTTTAATCTCAGGTTTTTTCAACAGCTCATGCGCAATCTGCCCGGCGGTTTTTTCCGAGTAGGAAGCGCGAATAGCCGCCTGCGTGCCGTTCTCGTCGACGCAATATTCGTTCACGAAGCGCTGTTGTTTGTAGTTGAGTGCCATAGTGGGCAAATAGTACCGTGTAGCGGCCACAATCCGCAAGCATACCCCTCCTTCTTACTTAAAAAGTTCGGGGTAAAAGGCGGGGTGGTAAGCTAACCCTTTGATTCTATTACTCTTTCTCTCTATATACCCCTCTACCCTTAAAATTTCAGATAGATTACTGGAAAGAGAGTACATATATATGTATGATAGATATGTTATGTACTGTCCTATCTATCATACATATATAGTACATAGATACAGAGCGACAAGGTGAACGGCGTGCAGGGTTTGAAGTCGGGGTAATATAATTCCGAGAAATATTGACGGGATATGTCGGCCAGTGCCATAATACGGTGAGCATTTTGCCCATTTGGAGAAAACGTACTATGACTCTCATAACTCGCGCAGACGCCAAGAAAGCGTTTGAAAAAACTTATTTTACTGGCGTGGCATGCAAAAATGGCCACATCGCAAAAAGATATACCTCAAGCGGGACGTGCGCCGGCTGCATTCGCGCCAATAACGCACCGATCCTTGACCCGACAAAGAAAGTAGAGCCCGTTATATTGGGTGATGGTAGTGGACAACTCGCGTCCCGCAGCGATGCCCAAAGGGTGGGGGAAAACACTTATTTTACTGGCGTGGCATGTAAGAACGGCCATATTTCAAAGAGGTACACGAAAAGTGGAACGTGCGCCGGCTGCATCAACGGTTATGCCACGCCCGAAGAGGTAGCGGCAAAGGAGGCCCGCAAAGATGCCGTAGCCAATCTAGTGCAAGTAAAGATACGCTGCTTCGATGTCGACCTAGAGTTCATCAAGGCGGCGGCATGGGCGTTCGGCATTACCCGCTATCCAGTGCTGATGATGGGGGACGTCTACCCCGGCCTGCTGCCCACAGGGGACCGTGGCGGCGCCCAGGGGCTCTATAAGTTCAACGTGCATGTGGATGACGTGGAAGCCCTGCGCAAGATCGCCCAGGACAGTATGGCGGCCAGGTCGAACGGGGCAGGGGAGGCGGCGCGTGCTGCGGTCCTGGCCAAGCTGGCAGCACTCCCAATAGAAAAAGCCCCGCCAAAAGGGTAAGCTAATGGCGGGGCTTTAGCACAACTGGTGTTTCACCATTTAAGGTTCGCACACGGCGTTGCAAGCGAACAGCGAGTCTACCATCGTTCCGGTGCTGCGGCAATCATTTCAGCGTAGATTTCCGCCGCCTCATTCCAATTAGGCAATTGCGCCGAACACGAATAGCATCCCCCTATTTTGACGGTAGGCGCGTCCCGCATGTCGTCGGTTGCCACTTTCGGCACAATCTGCCAGCCTGCCGGAATACCGGCCGCCACGATGTCAAGCTGGGCCTGGCGCACCTGATCCGCCGTGTAGTATTCCAGCACACATAGGCCGTGCGGGCGCTCGTAGTGCAGCTTCATGGGCTGCGGTAGCTTATAGCTGCTCATTTGTTTTCCAGGTAAATTATCAAAAATATCCACAGGGTCAGTGCGACGATAAAGGTACAGCTCATGACGTGTAGCCCTTCCCCGCGCGGATATCGGCAGCAAGGTTCTGTGCGGCCTGCTCGCGCCCATCATCAAACGCGGTCCCGCCATGCCTGGCCATCATGCGGGCTTCGTCAGCCTCGGCAGTACAGAGAGTGGCCGCCCATTCGAGCGCTTCGATCTTCGCGGCCAGCACCAGGGCGGCGGCAGCTTCCGAAATGCGCGGGTCAAGCGCCATCTGAACATGCCGCTCGATGTGAGCAATAAGCGCCTGGCGGGCCTGCGATGCTTCATCAAACACTACATATTGATTTGGGGTGCCCGCCACGGCCTCGAAACGCGATTCGGCCGTGTGCGCTGCCATAAACAATGACCGAAATAAGGGCGTGTCAATGCAGGGGCGGTTCATTGGAAATTCAGAGTCCATTATGCTACCTCCGTGAAAATGTGGAAACCTTGGGCGATGTACGATTTAATCCAGCGGTTTGCGACGCGCCGGGACTGCGCGTAAACGTACCACTCATTGTTTGCGAACATCGCCCAAATAACTTTGCTCGGGTGCGCGTTCTGGCGAGCAGCAAAACGCACTTTAATTTCATCTGGCATTGACTTGCTCATTTCGTCAACCTCTGCACCGCTTGCAGCAGTTGAACAGCAAACCCGAGGGCTTCATCGGGCGTCATGTGCATGGCGATAGTAGAGCGGTCAATGTCGTTCGTCACGCGAACAAAAGTGACCTTGACACCAAGCGCGTATTGCGGGCCTTGATGGATGAGAGGCGATTGCACCTCGACCAGCTCGGCCGCGCGCTTGTTGAACTGTTTTTCAATTTTCATAATTCACTTTCGTTAGGGTCGTCAAATACGCCCTTGGTGCGCTCCTGCGCGAATGCCTCGGGTGTATCAGGGCGCGGCTTTGCTAAAGGCGTCAGCACCGCGCCAAAGCGACGCGAGCGCCAGTTTTGAATAACCCAGCGCAGATAGGCCGGGCGGGGTTTAGCTCGCAATCGAGGCGGTCACATTCAGTCTTTGCCGCCCGCAGCCCTTCGATACCTGTGCCGAACTGATTAAACGTTACGGTTGCGGTGCGCTCGCGCGCTTCATTGCCACGGCAAGCGTTGAAAATTGCGGTTGCTGCCTTACCTTCGGTAATTTCGCTGGTGTGGATCAGGTTGCGCATTTTGTTTCTCCGGTTCGTTGAGTTGATGAATGGATTATAGATAAATAATTTACCGTCGTCAACAAGAAAATGCCCGCACGAGGCGGGCTGTTGTTATTTCCGGGAAAGCCGGCGAAACAGGCTGATGTACCAGGGCGGCACGGTGCGAATTTTAGTCATTTTGACAACCCTAAATACTTGCGCCATTGGACCTTCGCCCCGTCGACCAGAAAGCCCCAGGTGCCTCGATATTTGCCAGTCACGAACAGTGTCCAGACGCCACCATGGCTTACTTGAATGATGCGATGGTATTCGCCGAACCCGAGCGCTGCAGTGTCCCCCGCCGAACGGTAAATATTGAAGCCTTCCGCGAGGCCGAAATGTTCATGGTCGGCAGGAATCGGGCGAATCTCCCAGTAGCCGCCGCGCAAAATGAAGGTGCGCGCATTCCAAGGGTGGTCGTGCAAATGGCGATCCTGATCGGGCAGCAAGATGTGGTGCAGCCTGATCGAGATAGGGAACTGCCAGCGCTTGCGGTCGGCGCCAGATGCACCCGTGGCCGGGTACGGATTGAACAGCCAGAAGCGTTCCATATACAATTTGCCCTCGCTGATGATCGGGCTATAGGGAGTACGCATGGCGCGACGAATCAGCCAGTCAGCAACGGCAGGGCGTGCAAGAAAATGCGCGAGGATATTTAAGAGCATGTCGTTTCCTTTATGGCCAGTTCGAACGCCTCGCGCTCGGAATACTTCGGATAGTAGGTGCCCCCGAGCGTTCGCGGTTTGCCCATTTCATCGCGCAGCTTGCAGAACTTCGCGTACTTGGCAGCGGCAAGCGCCTCCTGCATTTTCAGAACTTCGGCCGCGTTTTCGTCGCGCCATTCCTGCCAGCTTTCATCGGTAAGCTTGTGCTTTAGCCATTGCGGATGATCGGCGCTCGGCTCGAAAAACTTACGGCGTTTCTTGGGTGCGCAGCAGGCGCAAGTTTGATCGTAGCCGACTTGGTGCGCAGTACAGAAAAACAGGCCGCAGCCACGTTCGCCCCCTCCAATTTCGTCGCCACAGATGTAGCCCAAGCCCCGATCAATTTCGGCCGTACAGCCGGGATGGTCGCAGTAGGCGGGCACGCCGTACCCCACATCGCGTTTCCAGTGGTCATCGTATCCAACAGCATAGCCCATTAAGCGCCCCCTTTCATGGTCAGCAGCTTTGCTGTCATTTCGTTTGCCATCGGCTTACCGTCGTGCTTGTCGGGATGGCAAAGCAAAATCAGTTTTTGGATTTCTTCCTTGGTGAATTGCGCCGGCTTTGGAGCATTCAAAAACGCCTCTCCCCCAAGTTTGTTGATGCGTGCAACCAGCGCATTCCATCGCTTGCGAAGTGCCGCGCATTCGTCGACTTCGGCCACATAGAGCCTAGCGAGCGAATCGAATGCGCGGCACTTCGCATTGTAGGTCGACTGACGAACGAACATCACGCGTTCCTTTTGTTGAAATTCTGCAGCAAAATGTAACGCCCCTCGTCAGACCGTGGCAGCGACGCCCACGCGCCCGGCTTTGCCCTTTCGAGCGCATCGCCTAGCGGGATCACGCAACCGACCCGCAGGCGCCAGGAACGCGGTCCATCGCGCCGAGGACTGCTTTTGAGGTACAGCCGGCTATAGGTCGCGTCCATGCGCACCAGGCGGGCAAGCTGGGCCTTGCGTCGACGTTTGGCTGCGCTCATGTGGCCGCCGGCATGATCGAGAGGTCGACGAAACGCGGGTCGCCAAATTCTGGCAGCAACAGGGTCCACACGAGGCGCCCATACGGTTTGTCGCCAGGGTTGCTGGTGCACGCTACTGTCATACCTGTGGCCTGCAGGATTCGCGCCACGAGCTTTTCGGGCTTGCAGTTGCGGCCGGCTTCCCACGGCACGGCGATCAAATCGAGGTCGCGCGTAAATGACCCGTGCAGGCCGATAGCGTAGCCCTCTTCCCATGCCAGCTTGCGCACCATCGTATAGATGCGCCCATAGTCCGGGTCGATGATGCCGTACACCTGGCCGGTCGGTTTCTCTTCGGGCATTGCTGATGCAAGTTCGGCTGCAGCGTGGCGGGCGTCACGGTGACCCTGGCTATATAGGCCGCACTTGTCCTCGGCATGCGGATTTAGGCAAGGGATATTCATAATCGCGCCGTGCAGTTTGTTCATTGCTTGATTCCCTTCATCAGTTCGCCCAGGGCCGCGCGCAGCTCCAACGAGAGATACTGATAGCCGGGGTCTTGCTGCACGTTGACCAAGGTCTTATAGAACGGCTCGGCGTGTTTCTTGATTGATTTGGTGAACGCGGCGCCGGGCAAATTCTTCGGCGTTACGCGCACGCCGCCGGCCGCCGCCAGCGCTGCCGCCAACACATCGCCCGCGCGGTCGTCATGCTTGCGCAGGGCGCGAATTGCCACGGTAGCGGCCACGGCTTCATTGATGACCAGGGTACGCACGGCCAGCGGGGCGCCAGCGAGCGCGAGCAGATCATCGACATACTGCACGGACGAATAGCCCAGGCGCGTGCGGATCGTGGCCGACTCGACGCCCATCGTCGCCAGGCGCTTGCAAAGCAAACTTTGCTCGTAGACCGTCAGGTCGCCATTTTCGCTTTGGTTGCTGACGTACATGTCGACCGTGAGGTCTTCCATGTTCGTACCCTTGGGCTTGATGACGATGGGGATATTCGGGATTTCCACACCTTCGCTCATGGCCAGCAAAACCGCCTCGAAACGGCGATGCCCTTCGGTCATGTAGATCACGTCGACGCCGTTCTCGCGCGCGACGAAGCCGGTCAACGGTTTATTGCGGTAGAAGCCATTCGCCTTGATGCTGTCGGCGATCCAGCGCACGCGGGCCGCGTATTTTTCATTGCGGATGCGGACATTGAAGCCGGGCACAACATTGATACGGTGCGGCTCAACTTGCCACAGGTCGGCGCTGATGGCCCCGGCCTCTTTCATAGCCGCTTTAGTATTGCCGGCGACAAGCTCAGTATTGAAATTATCCATGGTGGTTTTTGTTCCCTTCTGTTGACGGTATCGTTACTATAGGTAAATCATTGACCGTTGTCAACGTCGGCGGAAAACATTTATTCCAATCTTCCGCGCACGTGTCGCAAATGGGCAACCCGCCGCGCTGGGCGTTAACGCCCGGATCAAGCGTGCCCTTGGGGCAAAAGCCGCAGCAGCGTTTACCCTTCATCGCGCCGCCGCGAACGGAAACGCCATACGCCCCGAGTTATTGGCCGTCTCGTATGCCTTCGCGGCCTCGGCCGGCGTGGCAATCCTGTAGTCGACGGCCGTCTTGAGAATGAACAGGCGCGGCTTGCCGTTGTCGGGAAGGACCAGATTGTTGACGCGGCCATCGGGTAACGCCGGGTGCGCCACATAGCCTAGCGCGTCCAGCATTTCGCGGCGCTTGGAGTGCGTCAGGCGCCGGGCGCTGCCCATGCGCTCCAATAGTGCATCGAGCATCATCGACGACAGCCAGCCGCCACAGAAGCCTGGCAACCCTTGCGCCACGGCCTCTTCGATTTCCTGCTCTACGCCGCCCTGGCTGGCGTCAATGGCCATTTGCGTCGACGTGGTCTTTGGTGCGATTTGGCACAGCGTGGCCGGGTTGTATTCGGGCGGAATTGGGAAGGTATGCAGCAGCTCGGACACGATGGCATAGCCGTCCGCGCGCAACCAATCGTACAGCTTGGGGAAGTAGTCCCCGCTCATACCGTCGCGTGCCAAGTCCTCGGCCTGCTGCTGCGCACTGAACATTACCCCATAGCGGCGGTCGTTTTTCGTCTTGCGTACAGCGTCTTTATGGTTGCTGTTGAAAATGAAATTGCCGCAGATATCGGCCG